TTGCCCACATCCTCAGAGGCATCGCCCTTGTAACCCACTCGGCTAGAGTACTTCAGAATGTTGCCCTGCAAGTAACCACGGAACTCATCGGGCGTTAGCTTAGCCTTGATGAAGTCAATGACCTCGATACCACCTACCTTGTAATGGGGTGGACTGTTAACCATGTCAACATTAGGTTCTTCCATCGTGATATTTATAGGTACGTCTGTAGAGAAAGGTACAAACGCTGAAGCCCGTGGCTTGTACCTACGTTTAGGCGCGCCTAGTTTATTATCTCGCCATATTGTGTTATGCACAGCAGTAGTGCTGACGTTTAGTGCCTTAGCTATTTCCATTGGCTTAGCTTTGGGGTTGGTTTTAAGAAATGCACGGACTCGTGCGGCGGCGGTTAGTTTACGTGTTGCCATTGTTAGCTCCTTGCTTTTGGCTGTTTACATACTCAGTAAGAATTTCACGAATCTTGGCTTGCTTTGAATACGGATGGTGGGTGTTGAAGTATTCCATCACCTCCTTTGGTAGTCGCATGCTCGTATTGAAAAGACTTGGCTTCTTACTAGGGCCTCGTCCTTTACGTTTTTTAATTTCCTCAGTCATTGGTTTGCTCCTTTCGTTGTTCCATAAATTCGTTAGCTAAGTTAAATGCAGTGGGGACAATAGCTTCTCCATGTTCATTGAAGTTACGTACTAGTAGTCCTGCCATAGCAAACATCGCTGCTAGGTCACGTAGGTTTGTTTCGTGTTCGGTCATGTGGTTTCTCGGTTGGTTTGGGGCAGTTCTCAGGCGGCACTACTGCACACCATACTGCTTCAGTCGGTTGGCCTTGCTTTGCTTTTGTCCATCTATCTACATAGGTATCAGGCATGTTTTTAAGGGCGTTGTACGCTGAATCGTATAGTAGCTCTAATCGTTCCGACACTTCCATAGCGGTAAGCCCGTCGTGGTATTGGTGTAGTAACTTCCTGATTTCGGGGTGTCGTGATTTACTCATGCGCATCTTTACCTAACCCAAGCCAGTGCTTTACACGGTACTTCAATATCAGCCAAATGCTTTGTGACCGCAGTCTCTCCAACAGTTCAGCCCGCTCCAGCAGTAACTCGCTGTTGTGCATGGACAATAGATTCCATGCTTTCTCAATATCTTCCTGTTTCATGTCTTCTCCTTTGGTTTAAATAAACCCATTGCAAGGAACCAATCTTGGAACACATCAGCAGGGCGGCATCCTAAGAATATGCCTCTGCTATCACGCACCCTAGATATGGTGTCAACTATGTCTTTCCAATCTTCTTGCCTTATGCCGTAATGCATATCCGGCTGCTCCCCAAAATTACGCGTTTCCTGAGCATCTATTATTTTGTTTGCCATATCCAAAGCATTGCGCAAGCGCAGCAATTCAAGTTCAATATCTTTTAGTTTGGCAATAGTCTCAAATGTTTTTTCTTGTGAGTTCATGTGTGTTTCTCCTGCATCTGTAGTGCTACCAATCTATCAATACCAATGGCGACTTCAAACACTGTGCCATGCGCCCAATCTTTACGGACAGAACAGCCAGCAACCTCAAGGCCACCAATGTGCCAGTCCAACGTGTTCTCACTATAGTGCGGTAGCTCATCGGCGCTTTCGTATGTACCCCCATAAGTTTCCGTCAATGCATCCAGCGCAGTCTCAAGGTAAGGCGCTTTACTTCCGTGGCTTGCAAACAACTGGAACTCCATTTGGTAAAACTGAACTAGCCGCAGCTTGCTGGCACGCATGGTATCGGGGTTCTCCTCATCTCTGAAACTCAAGCCCACTTGCCACAAGCACATAGGCAAACGCTTCTTCATCTGCGCCTCTTGGTCATACCGCAAGCGCATAGCTTCAAAGGTTCCCGCAGTAGTCTCAGGCCGTAGGTAGCCACGGCGACCAGCGTTAATCAAATCAAACTTGGCCTCAATGTGTCCTGCTAGGTGTTCGGCAGGGGTTAGCACAGGGGTTTCCACACGCTCCATTTGAACGGCAGGGTTCAGCCCACGCCACACATCAAGCAGCATTGCTGGTATTTCACGCACCAATGATTCACGGCGCAAGATTTCTCGCTCAGTCCACAATACCGTGGCGTTTGTAAAACAATTTTTCATGTGTTCTTCTCCTCTAAAATTTTGGCGGCAAACACCATTCCTGCAATAAAGTATTCGTGGTCAAACATTGGGTTTTCGCCATCAGGCATATTTTCTTTCGTCAACCCTACCCACGGGCGCTGTGGTGGGGCATCAAACAGTCGGCGCAGGTGCTTACGCCACCAAAATTCACCGTTCTCTTTTGGGTGCTTTTGGTCAAACCACACGCCATCAAACTCGCCAGCACCATACAAAAAATTTAAGAATTGCAGGTGTTCGTCAGACCACGCCACAGGCTCCTGCGCTGGCTGTGCCAACTTGTCCTGCGCCGCAGCGCGTTTGCTTTGATAGCCTGTCATGTCTGTTTCTCCTTAAAACCGCGCCAATATTTGTCTTGGTTAGCGTCCTCACTCTTTTGGTAAGCCGCGCTTGACCATTTTTTTCCGTCCCATGTAGCCCACATATAGCTGTCATACAACCCCCTTTCTGTGTATTTAATTTCATACAAACCTTTATGCACAGGCTTGATGTGCGGCGGGAACCACGGTGTCATCTTGTTCATGTTGTTCCCCTTGCTCTGATTGCTTTAGCAATCTTCCACGCAGTCAACGGGTCATCATGTGCTTCTTGTGGCTCACACAACTTAGCGCAAGCCTCACGCTCGGCAAGACAACAAGGCTTATTTGGCTGAGATTCTCGCAGTTCATACAGTTTTATCAGTTTTTTAAACTTGGCTTCGTATTTATCACGCTCATCAGCACGGGCTGCTGCTTCTACCAAGGAGGCAAACTTCTCAAGTGCTTCTTGATAGATTCCATCTAGATGCGGACGCATACCTATTAGTTGGCACTCTTGTGCTAGTTCAAGATAGTTCATTTTTCTATTTCCTTTTGTTGAATATCAAACGCTGCTTTCCAGCTTGCGTACTTTTCCTTGCAATCATCGCAGGCGCACTCCCATGTATATGCATCAGGGTCGGGAATGTCGCCTTCCGTTTTGATGGGTGCCATGCCGAAGCCATATTGTTGTTCGTTCATCATTTCCCCCATATCGCAAAGGCCAACATGACCAGCCCCACAATAAAGATAAGCAAGGCCATCAGTGCTTTAAACGAACCAATGACATCCTCTAGCGGGTCTTCTTGTCCCATCATGTATCCTTTGACATACGCATCATTAACTTCTTGAATGCGTTGTTTGCGCACAGGGCAGTCCTTGCCTTGGTCGCATGTCCCATCAGCGTTACAGCAGTTCATTTGGCACGCTCCTTGAGCATTGCGTTTGCCGTCTTGTAAGACTCTCTTGCAAGTTCATCATCAGGCGGCGCGTATTTTCCTGTTGTGGCAGCATGAGCAAGCAAGCCCTGCAACGCTACTCCTGCGTAGTGGTCACGCAAGGTCATATCCCGCGCAAAGCCGCCGGTCTTGATGTGCCAGTCGGTGTACTCTTTCGCTATCTCTTGGTTGTCTTTCATTTCATTTCTCCTTGTTGGTAACTCATGTGTTGGTCATACAGTTTCGTCATGGTGTCGCGGTCAATGTAGTAATCACGTATTACCGCTAGTTGGATTAGTTCAGCTATCAAATTGCTGACTGCTTGTTTGTGGTGCTTGTCGTCGATGTCGTAGTCCTCTAACAACTTAGCGCTCCACTTCTCAGCAGTGCCATATACACGCAGGTGTCTCACTTTGTACCTCCTACTTTGGTTGGTTCAACATCAGTCCTGTACTCGTCCATCCGTGCGTTAAGCCGGTTGATTCGGTTAAGGTTGTAATCCACGATGCTCTGCGCGTACTCCACAGCAGTCTCGGCATTAAGTTTCTCAAGGTGTGCGTCCGCTAGTTCAGCGGCAATCATCTCAAGGGGTGTGGGCTTCTTGAACGGCTCTTTCATTAGTTCCATGAATCGTACTTTACGCATGCTCTACTCCTTCTTCTTTAACTAACACAACAAACACTTCATCACTAACTCGGCATCCAATATCAGTCAGAAAGTGTTCAACCTCTACTAACTTTAACAATCCAATTCCACCTCTTAGGTTAGTGGGGAGCGTATTATCATCGTAAATCTGTACAGTGTCACCTATTTTTACTACGTACTTACCCGCATCTTTGATGACCAACGCAGTCTTCTTATCCATAAACTTAGACTGCACCGATTCGATAGTCAGCATCTCATTTTTAAGTCTGTCCCGCTCTTGTACATTCTTTAATATGTTGTCGCGTTCATTGGCGGGTAAGGTCTCAACATGTGCAAGGAACAAAGGCCAGCCCTCGCCCATGATGTACTTCATTGCCGCATTGGTTATGGGTAGCCTAACTTCACGCTCCTCACGCGTTTTGAGATTAGTTTGGTTCAGTAGGAAACTCTCTGCCCGCTCCAAAGATTTAGCCACGCGCTCTTTGATGCTAGCCCTGCTAAAGGTTTTCCTAATTTTGGCTATGGCCTTCTCAGGGTCTGTTGTTTTATACGAACTACCCCGCACCATCTTGTCGCTTATGCGGTCATTGGTTATAAACAATTGATAGTTGCTCCCATGCCACTGCCGCCCAATGTGCCCAAGTACATCCCCGTACTCTGATACCTTTACGATTTGTACATCGGGTTTACCGCTACTAAAGTTATTTGCCTCTGTTACCTCGAACCTCCACATTGGATGCAAGGGCGCTAGCTTCTCAACTACAGTGTTCATTGGACTCCATAGCTTGTAGTCAGCCTTAGGTATGCCCCGCTCCCGTTGTAGTTTCTCGGATACCACTACGTTAATAAATTCCATTGCGTTCATATCTATCTCCTTACCATTCAAAGCGTTTAAGTATGTTGTCCACCTTGGACTTCAGTTCATTGCGGGTATGGGCATCTTCTTTGATGCTCTCAATGTTGGCCCCCAGCATCGTTAGCTCTACTTGCCTACGTGCTTCTTCTAACTTAGGGTCGTTAGTAACATTTAATTTTGTCAATAGGTCGCACAACTCAAGTGGGTTAGTAATCAGCGTATCGTGATACCGCTTCTTGGCATCATCCCCCTCGATGTCAGTCAACTTCTCCGACATTCCCACTAACGTCTTATGCAGACGCTCCCAAGGCTCACGCATCGCATCGGCTAGCTTCTTGTCCTGCTGGTCAACGAACTCGGTACGCATCTCTTCTAAGTCCTCCGCTGGTATGTCTAGTCGGAAGTCACCGGCCTCAGGCACAGGCTTGACCGTACGCTTGAACCCAAACTTCTGCTTGACCTCCTCAATCTCAGGATAGTCCTCAGCTTTGTACAACCCTTGCAACGCAGTCGGTGCTTCAGCTACTAGGCGGGGATACTCGATAAAGAAGTTGTCGCACATCATCTCGAACGTACGCTCGTACCCATTCATAGTCTGCTTGTAGTCTAGGAACAGTGCAGTAGGTAACATGCGCTCACCCTTGTCAGCCCACGGTAGTGTGTGCCTGTTGTGATACAGCCGAACCCTTGCGGCAAAGTCGGCAATGTCTTTACGTAACGAAGTACCTGCAAACAGATTCTTCTTGGTCTGTGAAGCCCCACGCACTGCACCGGCATCGCTGTTTACCTTGTCGGTAATCTCGCGGTCAATCTTTGACGCAGGCCATACGCTGATATTCAACTCTACTAATAACGCTGATGAACTAATACTCATTTCAATACTCCTTCAAAATTTTGATAAACCCTTCCGCAACTGTGTGCGTCAGGCCACTTGCTACCACTTCCTCTACCTCATTGTTAATAAGGTTTCGCTTCACCACCTCGTAACCCGGCGACATGAAGCCATACCTCATCTCATACCTGTATCTATCAAATTTGGGCATCCTTGGGTCAGCCCACCCGTAGTTGTATTTAGTCTTTGACATGGATAGTTTTCCCATTCGGTGCGGTGTCAGTGTTACCACCTACGATGCACCACAGAACCTCGGATGTCCACTCGCTACCCCAATCACTGCCTACATAACCATCGGTCAAGATGATGGTGCACTCAGGCTTGATGTTCTTCTCTTTCAGGTACGTTGATACACAGCTTGGGCTCGTGCCTCCACCACCTCGGGGCTTGGTAGAGCTAGTGATGTCAGACACCGCGCTGCCTTCGTACACCTCATGCGCCGCTACCTCACAGTCCCAATAGATTAAGTCCACTACCTCGGGGCTAACCTCTTCGGCGATACCCTTAACCTCGGAAAGAAAGTCGGCTAACTCTTGCCCACCAATCGAACCTGATGTGTCGATACCAATTACAAGGTGACCAACCTTCTCACCTATCATGCTAGGCATATATACGCCGGTAGATAAGAACCTACGGTTGACTCTGCGCCATGACGATGCATCCTTTGCATTACATGTAGCTTTTACAAACTCACGTAGCACCTCACGCCAATCCACCTTGGGCTCAAGCAAGTCTTGCAACTCGCGGTCTAGTCCCCCTGCGCCAGACCCCGCGACTTTTTGCTGCGCCATGATGCCTTGACGAATCGCTTGGTCAATCTCACGCGCCAACTCTTTCTTGTCCTCGTCGGTCATGTCCTTTGCGCCAGCCCAATCGTGCTCATCGAACCCATCACCACCTTTACCACCGGAACCCCCTTCCTCTTGCTCCTCTTTGAGTATGTCGAACACTTGCTTGGCATTCATACCTCGGAACCGTTCATCGCACAGCCCCATGTCGTGCCCCTTCATCTTCCCATCTGCATACTTAGGCATACAGATGATTTGATTAGACGGGTCTAAGTCTCGCAGTTGGAGATTGATAACGTAGTCACACGCTTGGTTAGCCAAATCATGGTCTTCGTCATGCAGCTTCTTCCACGTAGTCAAGTGCCGATACATCTTGTGGTAGCCCTCGTGCGCCACAACAAAGGCTAGCTCAGTATCACGTAGCTTCTTAACGAACTCACGCCCATACCACTCATCGCGTCCGTTAGTAGCCGCCGTAGGTATCTCATCGACTACCTTAGTCTTACCCACCATAAGGATGCCTGATAGCAGGGCAAACTTAGGATGTCTCATCAAGGCAATCTTGGCCTTCTGTAGTTTTCGTTCTTCGTTCATTGTTAGTCCTT